AGCGCGTGCGCGCGTGGGGAGGTTATTTGGGTTCGGTGGGAAAAATAAAAACGGGAACCCACTTGACGCCCTGGGTACAGGTGTTCTAAGGTACTCGAAGACGGGGACGTTCCCCGAGAAGAAACGAAGGAGAACCGAAATGGCAAGCTCGAAGTTCCAGGAGATTAAGGCCCTCATCCAGAAGGGGGAGAAGTTCGGGTTCCGATGCGAGACGTGCGCGGCACAGGGTTCGCGCGGCGCGGGAACTAGCGTTCGCGCGGGTTCGAAGAATGTCCGCGTCGTCGCGTGTGAACACGAACTCGGAAACGTCCAGGCGATCCTCGCGAAGTTCGAGATGGTTCCCGCCGAAGTTAACCACTTCGTCCAGAAGACAGAGGAACAGAAGAAGAACGGCGCGTGGAACGGATGCGAGATCATCATCCGCCGCGACGAGGTGGCGAAGTGAAGGCCAGGACAGAGAAGGACTTCGGGTCCACACGCTACGGGTTCGGCGGAGTTCGAACCTACCTAACGAAGAAGGCCAGGGTTCGCGCCGATCGCGCGATCCTTCGCGCCGCGAACGAACTTGGATGGACCGCGTCGGAGTTCCGACTCTGGTCCGAGTCGAAGCTCGGGCGGTGGTACGGAGACCTCTTCCTGTTTAACGCGAAGGCCCTCCGTGGTCGACGCGCCGTCGTCGTAGCGCGAGAGTTCCTCGACGAGGTCGCCTGGTCGGAATACCGAAAGGCGATCGTCGGTTAGGATCTGGGTATGGAAACACCCTGGAAGAATCGGATCATCGGGTCGGGCGTAGAGGAACCCGCCCAACTTCTCGCGAACCCAGAGAACTTCCGCGCGCATCCTTCCGCCCAGAGGAACGCATTAGCGGCGGTCCTGGCCGAGGTTGGATTCGTCGCGCCTGTGATCGTTAACCGAACCACGGGCCACCTTATCGACGGCCATCTCCGCGTCGAGCTCGCCCTGGCCAGAGACGAACAGGAGATCCCCGTCTCCTATGTCGAACTCTCCCAGGACGAGGAACGTCTCGTCCTCGCGACCTTCGACCCTCTGGGCGACCTGGCCTTCCCCGATAAGGATCGACTTCGCGAACTCCTGGAAGGCGTCTCTTCTCCCGACGCGACAATCCAGGCCCTCCTCGCGAACGTCGCGACGGAGGCGGGACTCGCCGCCGCCTCGGGGTCCTCGGATCTCTCGACGCCGCGGTCGGTAAAGTGTCCATCGTGCGGGGACGAGTTCGTCCCGAAGAGGTAGTCGATGGGAAGTCGAGGACCCGCTCCGAAACCGACCAGGCTAAAACTTCTCGCGGGCGAGACTCGTCCGTCGGTGGTTAACTACGCCGAACCGATTCCCGCGGGCGGACCACTTACCGCGCCCGCCGATTTACGACCAGAGGCGCGCGTCGTATGGGAGAGAGTCGTCGACGCCCTGGGTCCGACAGGAGTCCTAACGTCCGCCGATAAGGATCTTCTTCGCCTATACTCGGAGGCGTTCGTTCGCTACCAGGAGGCGGAGGCGATGTTGTCGAAGACAGGCCCACTCCTAAAAGGTCGAGACGGGAACTTCGTTAAGAACCCGCTCCACCAAATCGTCCGAGATAACGCGGACGCGGTGAAGAAGTACGCGCGGGAGTTGGGTCTAACGCCCGCCTCTCGCGTAGGATTGAGGTCCGAGATTGGAGAACAGGCGAACTCCGCGACGGCGAAACTCGACGCGATCATCCGCGCAACCCGTCGCGCCTAAGTCCGACGGACCCCTGGTCGCGGAGTTTATCGAGACCTTCTGTCGCCTAACGAAGGGAGACCAGGCGGGACAACTTATCGAACTCCGTCCCTGGCAACGCGAGATCCTCGACGGTCTCTTCGAGCTTCTCCCGAACGGGCGAAGAAAGAACCGACGCGGCCTCCTTCTTCTACCCAGGAAGAACGCGAAGTCCACCCTTGCCGCGGGCGTCGCCCTCTTCGGTCTCTTCCAGGAGGTTGGGGCCGAGGTTCTTATCTGTGCGGGCGACCGACAACAGGCGCGAATCGTCTTCCGAGAATGTTCTCGGATGGTCGATCTCGACCCTGTCCTCTCGAAGAAACTTCGGGTGATGCGCGATGTTATCGAGTACCCAGAGACGGGATCGGTCCTCCGTGTCCTGTCGTCGGACGGGTCGCGCGCCGAAGGAACTAACCCGTCGATGGTGATCTTCGACGAGCTCCACGTCCAACCCGACGACCGACTCTGGAACGCGGTTAACCTCGGGTCGGGCGCGCGGAAAGATCCTCTCGTCCTGGGCATCTCGACGGCGGGATCGAAGACCGACGCCCACGGACAGGACTCCCTCTGTTATCGCCTCTTCCAGTATGGAACCAGAATCCAGGCGGGCGAAGTCCAGGACGAGGCGTTCTTCTTCCGATACTTCCACGCGCCCGAGTCTCTCGCCTGGGATTCTCCCGAGGCGTGGGCCGCGGCGAACCCCGCCTTCGGAGACTTCCTCGATCCCGAGGACTTCGCGGCGGCGGCGCGGTCGATCGCGCCCGCCGAGTTCCAGACGAAACGCCTTAACCGTTGGGTCTCGACGACTACGGCCTGGCTACCGACTGGGGCGTGGGAACGGTTGGAGACGGGACGGAAGATCGAGAGGGGCGAACCTTGCGTTATCGCCTGGGACGGATCGTTCCAGTTAGACGCATCGGCGGCGGTCGCCTGTACCCTCGACGGATTCGTCGAACCTCTCCTCCTCTACGAACGTCCTCTCGACGACCCCCATTGGAAGGTCGATATCGGACAGGTGGAACACGACCTCCGAGACCTGGTCGAGGTTCGCGGACTTAACGTCCTGGAACTCGCGGCGGACCCGTTCCGTTGGTCGCGTTCGTTGGAGGCCCTGGATCGCGAGGGACCCTACGCGGGGAAGGTGGTTAACTTCGCCCAGAGTCCTATCCGTATGGTGGCCGCGTGCCAGAAGTACGCGGAGGCGATCTCCCAGGACGAACTCCATTGGGGCGGAACGCCACACCTTACCGCCGCTCTAACGCGCCATCTCGCGAACGCTACGGTTAAGATCGACAGGTTCGGACCCAGGATCGTTAAGGAACACAGAGGGTCGCCGCGGAAGATCGACCTCGCGGTCGCGGCGGTTATGGCCTTTGATCGCGCGCGGTACTATGCTAATGAGGCGGGACGACCCGTTAAGAGTGTGGAGTTTGTGAGCTTATGAAATCTAATATCCTCGAACTCGCGGGCGTCGGGATGCTACTCTGGTCCGCGTACCTGGTCCATCCCGCGATCATCGTCGGACTAATCGGTGTCGCATTAATCGCCATCGGATATTCGAGAGGTAAGAAGTGAGCATCCTTCGCCGCGTACTCGGAACAGAAGAGAGTCGAGTCCTGGGCGGACTCGGCATCGTTCCCCAGGCCTTCGATCGCGCGCCCGTCTTTGGGACCTCGAAGGTAAACGAGAAGTCCACCCTCGGACTCGCCTCGGCCTGGTCCTGTATCACGCTCCTATCCGACGTCGCCTCGACCCTCCCGATCGACGGGTTCACACGCGACAACGGCGCGCGTCGACCGTATCGCCCAGGTGGAGAGAAGCCTCTCTGGATGTTGACGCCTTACGCCGCGGAACCGAACGTCGGAATCCAGAGTCTCATCTCGGAGATTGTCGTCTCGATGTATCTAGCGGGCGAGGCGTTCGTATACGCGCCGAAGGACCCAGAGACACTCCAACCTCTCGAAGTCCGCGTCCTCGATCCGAACGCGGTTAAGATCGTCCGTCGCGGTCGCGATGTCGTCTATGTCGTGCGAACTGGACAGGACGTTAAGTCCGTCGAGCTCGGACCCGACGTTATTCTCCACATCCCGTTAATCCGATTCCCTGGACAGGACCACGGGATTAATCCGATCGAGGCCCTTCGTCGAACGATCGGTCTCGGGATCACACTCGAAGAATCCGCGACCTCCTTCTTCGCGAACGCCTCGACTCCGTCGGGTGTGATCGAGACCTCGGAACCTCTAACGCCCGAACAGATTAAGTCCCTTAAAGAGGGATGGATTCGCCACCATACGGGCGGGAACGCCCACGCCCCAGGAATCCTGTCGGGCGGCGCGACGTTTAAGGCCCTCTCCTTCCGACCAGAAGACGCCCAACTCCTCGCCTCGCGAGAGTTCGGAGTGGCCGAGGTCGCGCGTATCTTCCGCGTCCCACCCGCCCTCCTCGCGATGACGACCCCAGGGTCGATGTCCTTCGCGTCGGTCTCGGAGCTTAACCATATGTTCGTCGCGTATACACTCCGCCCTCTGGTCGAGAAGATCGAACGCGGACTGTCGACTCTTATCCCTCTTCCGAATGGGTTCGTTAAGTTGTCGATGGACGCCCTCGTCCGAGGGAATGTCCTCGATCGTTATAACGCCCACAGGATCGCGATCCAGGAAGGATGGGAATCCATCGCGGACGTGCGTCGCCTGGAAGACCTTCCGCCGATCGATGACGTCGCCGCCGCCGCGTATCGACAACCTCTTAACCAGGCGGACTCTGTCCTCGCCTCCGCGCGACAGAAGGCCGATATCTACGCCGCCCTAGTGGGCGCGGGTATGGACCCCGCCGAGGCGAAGAAGATCGCGAAACTGTAAGAGATGCCACGATTCGCGACGCGCCATTATGCGGTCGGAACGGCGACTCCTGTCGCCATTGGGACCGCGCTCCCGAATATCGTTCACGAGATCACGGTCTTTAATAACTCGAACGCCGAGATCTTTATCGGCGGCGCGGCCGTCGATACCGTCGACGGATTTAATCTTCCGAAGAAGACCGTCGCCCTAACCTTTAACATTACGAACGGCGATATCCTCTACGCCATCGCGGACGCGGCGGGCGCGGTCCTGGAAGTCTACGATTACCAGGTGAATATCTAATGTCGGAGATCATCGTCGACCTCGACGATACCCTGGTCCTATCGGGCGACCGTCCGAACGTTCCACTTATCGACGCTCTTAACGCCGAGGTTATGTCGGGCGATCGACAGATCGTTATCGTCTCTGGCCGTAGCGTCGACCGTCTCGAAGAGACGCGCGCCTGGATCCAGGAACACGGCCTCGCGGGTGTCGAGGAGATCCACCTCTCGGATTTCCCCGAGGGTCCGAACGCGTCCGTCGCCTTTAAACTCTACAAAGCGGAACGGTTAATCCAGGAGGGGATGGATATCGAGGAGGCGATCGACAACGATCCAGAGGTTCGTCGCGGATACGCCGATCTCGGGTTGGAGGTCTACACGCCCGACGAATATATCGAGGACCACCCAGAGGAAGACGAGGACGAGGAGCTCCGCGCGATCGATCCCGAGGGATACGAACCGACAGGCGAGATGCGGGCGGAGGCGGAACAGGCCCTCGAATGGCGTCGAGTATTTGGTCGAGGCGGAACCCTGGTCGGGGTCGCGCGGGCGCGGGATATCTCCGCGGGTCGCCGCCTTCCATTTAACACGGTCCGCCGAATGTCTTCTTATTTCGCCCGACACGAAGTCGACAAGGAGGCGGAAGGATTTAATCGAGGTGAGGACGGTTATCCTTCTAGCGGTCGGATCGCCTGGGGTCTGTGGGGGGGAGATAGTGGTCGCGACTGGGCGTCGCGTATTATCCAGGAGGCCGTCGAAGATAAGGCGGCCCGTAGCGTAGAGGTAGAGATGGGAATCGAGTTTCGAACCGCACGAATGGAACTCCGCGCCGTAGACGATACGGGGATGGAGTTCGAGGGATACGCCGCCCTCTACGACTCTCCGTCCGCCGAAGGTACGACGCCCGAGATCGTTAAGGACACAGCGTTTAACCGATCCATCGCCGCCGTCGAACGGGGCGAGTGGGACGTTCGCGCCTACCAGGACCACGATCCGAAACTCCTTCTCGGAACCACAAAGTCGGGAACCCTCTCCTTAAAGTCCGACGGTAAGGGTCTTCTCGCGAAGATTAAACTTAATCCCGAGATCTCCTTCCATCGCGACCTCGCGGCCATCGTTAAGTCGATGGGAAATAGTCTCGGAATGTCATTTGGCTTCTGGAATACGAACGCGAACCGCGTTAACGATGACGGGGTTCGAGAACTCCGCGACGTTAAGTTGGTCGAGGTCTCGGCCCTAACTGGTCTCGCGCCGTACTACCCTGGAACTATTTCTCTCGTCTCTGTCCGTGGTCTCGCACAGAAGGCGGGCGTCGATTCGTCCGATCTTCGCGACGCGGTCGCCGCCCTTCTCGCGGGTGAGGCGACGGCGGACCACGCCTCCATCCTGGCCTCCGCGATCGCCGCATCTTCGCGCGACGTCGAGGGTGTCCCGACCGTCTTCGGTGGGGAGAAGGAAGAGATCCCCGCGCCTATCGCGGAGACTCCCGCCCAGGTCGAAGAGGCCCCAGTCGCGGTCGAGGAAGAGGTCGCCCCAGTCGTCGAGGACGCCGCCCCGCGCCGCGTACCACGAACCCTCCGCGAGAGAGAACTAGAACTCCGCCGCCACGCGGTAAAGTAAACGTCCCAGATCGACAGGGCGCGCGCGACAGGTCTTCGGATCGTCGCGGTGGCGAACCACCGTCGGGAATCATCGTCCCTATTCTGGGGCGAAATGTAGTTCCCCACTATGGGGAGAAGGTGGACAAGATGAGCTCGACTCTTCTTAACACTCTTCACGACGGTTATCGTCGCGACTTTGAGGCCGCTAAGTCTCTCGTCGCCCAGGCCGCCGCGGAGAATCGGGATCTAACCGCCGAGGAAGAGGCCCGTTATACGGCCCTTAACGGCGCGATGGATTCGAAGATCGCGAAGATCGACGACATTAAGAAGTCGGAAGATCGCGCGAATAAGATCGCGGACCTCGCGGGCGCGATCGAAGTCGCAACGGGGAAGACCGTAGACAACGACGCGGACCTCCTCCGCGCTGTTCTTACGGGCGAGATTCGTTCGGCTAAGTTCGACACGCGCGCCCTGGCTACCGCCACGGCGACTACGCCTGTGACGTTCGCGGACTTCGTAGTCGAGGCCCTCGTTGAGGGGAACCCTGTCTATGACGGCGCGACGAAGGTTCGAACTTCGGACATCCGAAACATTACTGTTCCAGTTGTAGCGGGAACCGCTCCCGCCGCGACGTTCGTCGGCCAGGGTGGAACCATCGCGGCCGCCGATCCTGTGTTCTCGTCCATTACTCTCGGCGCGTTTAACGCCGCGACGTTGACGCTCGCAAGCCGCGAGCTCGTCGACTCGGCGGGCTTTAACCTGGTCGAGTACGTGGGCCGCGCCGCTGGTCGACAGATCGCCGCCCTCGCGGGTAGCGCGATGACGATCGGAACGGGAACAGTCGAACCTCTCGGATTCGTATCCGCGCTCGTTAATGCGTCGAAGACGACGACCGCCGTTAAGGGTGGAACCGCCGCGATCGCCGCTACGTTCTTTGATGCGACCGACCTCGCATCGGCCCTGTACGCTCTGGCTCCTTCGTACCGCAACCCGAATACGGTGTGGCACGTCGCGACTTCGGCTATGTCGAAGCTCCGAAAGATCCAGGACACGACGGGCCAGTTCCTCCTCCAACCGTCCCTCGCGGCGGGCGCTCCCGAGACTCTTCTCGGGTATCGCGTAAAGGAGAACGTTTATATGGCCGCCGTGGGTAGCGCGTCGAAGTCCGTCGCGATCATCCACGAGCCTTCGTACTACGTCCGCGAGGCGGGCGGGGTCGAGGTAGCACAGTCCGCGGACCGCTATTTCGAACTTAACTCGATCGGTATTCGCACGATGTACCACGTCGACGGGAACCTTCCCGACACGAACGCGGGCCGCGTGTTGGTATCGGCTAACACCTAAGACTAGGTGGGGATCTACCCTGTGAGGTAGTATCTCGACGAAGGACCCCAGGGTTCGCCCTGGGGTCCTTCGTTTAATCCACGCACGAAGGAGGGAGAGGCATAATGGAAAAGAGAACAGATGTTCTAAAAATCGCCTGGACGTCGAATGCGCCCTGGGCGGGGACAGGCTACGGATCACAGACCGCCGAGGTCGTCCCACTTCTCAAAGAGGCGGGCCACGAAGTCGCGATCCTCGCGAACTATGGTCTCGCGGGATCGACCCTCGGATGGAACGATATCCCCGTTCTTCCCCAGGGGATCGACGGTTATTCCAACGATCTAACTCCCGCCCAGATCGCGAACTTTATTGGTAAGGATGAAAAAAATTTCGGCGGCGGGATAGGGATAACCCTCTTCGACGTGTGGGTCTACAAATCTCCACAATGGGACGAGATCCCTCTTCTCTCCTGGACTCCTGTCGACCACGGTCCACTCCCACCCGACGAGGTGGTCGCCTTCTTTAATCGACCTGGTCGGAAGTGGTCGGTCGCGATGTCGAAGTCGGGAGAGAAGTCTCTCCTCGATGCGGGCCTCTCGCGCGACCGCGTCTTCTACGCGCCCCACTCATTTAACCCAGAGACGTTCCACCCTGGACCGTCGTCGATGCGCGCGAAGATGTCGATCCCAGAGGACGCCTATATGGTGATCACGAACGCGGCGAATAAGGGGAACACCCCGATTCGAAAGTGTTTCCCCGAGATGGCCGCCGCTATGTCGGTCTTTATGTCGCGACATCCCGACGTCTTCTGGTATCTCCACACCGAAGGGTCGGGGATCGCGAACGGAGTCCGTATCGACCGACTCCTCTCCGCGATGCGGATTCCACTCGACCGCGTTCGCCTGGTTCCACAGTACGAATACCGAATGGGGATCGACCATAAAGTCGTCGCGGATCTAACCCGCGCGGCGGACGTTTCTCTCCTCACGTCTCGCGGGGAGGGGTTCGGGCTACCACTCCTGGAATCGAACGCGGTCGGTGTCCCAGGAATCGGGACGCGGTGGACCGCCCAGGAAGAGCTCATCGGCCCAGGGTGGGCGATCGATGGACAGTTGGAATGGGACGAGTTCCAGGGTTCGTTCTGGAAGGTCCCGAATATCGAGGCGATCGTCGCCGCCCTCGAAGAGTCCTACGCCGAGAAGGGAACAGAGAAGGCGAAGGAACGATCCGCCGCGGCGGTCGCCCACGCCTCGCCCTACGAAACGCGGAAGGTCTTCGCGAATCATTGGGTCCCGATCCTCGCGAAGCTCGGGGAGGAACTTCGGAAGACGCCTGTCGCCCAGGGTCCGAACCGCGCCGCGCGTAGGGCGGCGAGGTAATGGGGAACCGACGCGGTAAGATGGGCGCGCCCACTCGGGCGATATAAAGAAGGAGTTCCTCTGTGGCGGTGGTTAACGGATACACGACGGCCCTAGCGGTACAGAACGCCCTCGGCCTGGGTACGGCGACACTTACGCCCGACACGGCCGAGATCGAGGCGGCGATTACCGCCGTCTCCCGAACGATCGACGATTACTGTGGACGGTTCTTCTACTCGACCGCGGGGACGGTTCTCTTTACCGCGGAAGATCCTCTGTATACGCCGCTCCCTGGGGACTGGTCTTCGATTACCTCGATCACAATCGACGACGAGAACTCGGGAACTCCGAACGTTGTCCTCGATCCTGTTAAGGATTACCGCCTCGAAACGAATAAGGCGTTCCCTGGGTGGCCGTTTACGGGAATCATTATTACGACCTATAACACGTCCTACTCTCTCCCTGTCGGTATTACCGAAGGGGTTAAGGCGATCGGCCAGAGAGGATGGAGTTCTGTCCCACCCGCGATCCAACAGGCCGCCCTCTTACAGAGTGTTAGGACTCACAGCCGTAGGGCGGTCCCGTTCGGCGTGGCGGGGAGCCCAGATGGAGGGATCGTTCGTCTCCTCTCGCGTCTCGATCCCGACGTCGAACTAATGTGTCGACCGTATCGCGTCGCGGGAATGGTCGGATAAGTCGTGGAAGATTACGACGTCCTAACGGCCCTCGCGACCCACTTCCGAAACTCGACACCTCCAACAGGGGAGACTCTTCGTCTGGTCGCGCCGTTCCCTCCCGAGTCTCTCGGAGCTACGCCCGCCCTGGTCCTCTACCAGGGTTCCGATACCGTCTCCTATGGGGCATCTAATCGGACGACCACGCTAACCATTACCGCCGTCCTCCACCTTCCCCTGGTCGAGTTCGCCCGATCCTATGAACGGATCTCGAAGTGGCGGACGTGGATGCGGGATTCCCTTATCGATGGCGTACTATTGGAGAACACCGCGGGAGTCGGACAGGCCTCGATCGTCGGGACCTCCACGGATACCACGGACTACGGGGACGCCCCTATGCTTACGATCACAGGTAATATCGAAATCGTCGGAGTCGAGGCTATCTCGCCTTCCGCCTAATAGAAGGAGATTAACTAATGGCCGTCGCGAACTCGGGAAATATTCTGTTCTCGTCCCTGGTCGGTAAGGCCGAGGGAACCGCGGGAACCTCTCCTTCGTTCGCCTCGGGTGGGCGAAAGTTCCTCGTCGAACCGACGGGTCTTATTACCCTGGGCCAGACCTGGGATCTCGGAGAGTCGCGATCCGTCTCTCTTCGAACCCCGATCATCGCGGGCGCGTCGACCCTTATCTCCGTCGAACCCGAGATCTCCGTCTCCGTTCCCGCCGTCTCGATCGACGAGCTCTCGATCTGGCTATCAATGGCGACGAACCCAGGGACCGCCGTCGGGACCGCCGCGCCGTATGTCTACACTTACGACTGGGCGATGGGAACGGCCCAGAATAACCCGACCTCCTATTCGTTTATCTCGATGGACGCCCAGGGTGGAACCGCCGCGGGCGGTAATGCCTACCTCCTAAACTACTGTCTCCCAACCACCATCGGCATTACGGCCGATCGCGCGGGGATGACGTCCCTTAGCGCGTCCCTCTTCGCCCAGAACGTCGCCGCCTCGACCGCGGTCCCCGCGGCCGCGACCGCCGTTCCGACCTCGAAGTTCCTCTCGGGTCGACTGTGGAATGTTGCGACAGGTGTCGCGGTCGGGACCGCGTTCTCTGGCTACACCTGGACCTCCTATAACTACGCCCTCGATTTCGATCTCTCGATTAATACGGGCATCCAACGACAGGCGTACCTCGCGGGGACGACTGTCTTCTCGACACACGCCGAGTCCGCCGCGTTCGGCGGGGAGATCTCCTTCACGGTCCAGAGTAATAAGGCCGCGAACGATGCCTGGTTTACGAAGCTCGGACAACAGCAATACGTCCGCCTCTCCTGGACCGACGGGACATATAGCGCGACGATCTATCTCTCGATGATCGTCTCCGAAGTCCAACCGATCTCGGGTTCCGAGGACGGCCTTACGACGATGGGTATCACAGGGACGCTCGCCTACGACCCAACGTCGGGGAAGACGATCCAGGTAGTTATCGGGAACAGTCTCGCGACCCTCGCCTAAGTTCTAGGGGAGGCGCGACTAGAAGTAAAGGAGGCCCGTAATGGGTAGCGCGCGAACGGTGGAAGTGGTTCTCGACGGCGAGTTCGAGGGATGGAGGGCGACGATGAAGGCGGACGGTATTTCCGCCCGCGTCTTTATCGAACTCTCCTCGGGGAACGTCGAACGCCAAATGGTCTCTCTCGGGAAGCTCGTCGTCTCGCACGACTTCCAGGACGGAGACGGAAATAAGGTCGAGGATATTCTGGACGCGCCTATGGAGGCCCTCGGAATCCTCATCGGTAAGTGGGGAGAGGCGGTCGCCGCGCTCCCCCCGCGGTAAGACTCGACGCCCAGAGGCTCGCGTTGGGTCGATCGGTATCGCCTCATCCCCTTATCCTGTTCCATCTAATCGGGAAAGAGTTCGGGATTCCACCCTGGGAAGTGGAAGACGCGGACGCGGGCGCGGTAATGCGCGCCTGGATGTTAATGTCGGATCTCGCCCCGAAGGAACGGAGAAAGTAAGTGGCCCAACGTTCGGACTTTGTAATCGATCCGAAGTCGATCCAACAGATCGACGCCCTCGCCCTGTCCTTACAGACTGGGTTCGAGGCGAAGAGGATTAATAAGGCCCTTAACGCCGCGTCCCTGGCCGCCGCCCGCGCGATGGTTGGACCTGTCCGCGCCGCCGCGCCTGTTCGAACGGGACGTCTTCGCCGCGCCGTTTACGCGAATAAGGTTATGAAGAACGGACCTGGGGCCTATGTCGGAATCCGTCCAGGTAAGAATCGCGCCGATAAAAAGGGAGCCTATTATCGTTGGATAATCACAGCGGGAGTCTCGCGCGTTCCCTATACGATCGTCCCACGAAAGGCTAAGGCGATGTTCTTTACTAGCGGGGGAGTCCTCACGATCGGGAAGAAGTTCCAGAGGGTTAACCCGATCCCTGGCCGCGGGTTCGTCTTCGATACGGTCGATCGGAACCTAAACACGGCGATTCGAATCTGGAACGAATCCCTCTCCACTATTATCCAGGCGGGCATCCCCGCGAAGGGTGGGATCAAAGTTCCGAAGATAAGGTAGGGAAGAGATGGCGGGTTCCTCGGCACAGATTACATTCGCGTTCCTCGCGAAGGACGCCGCCTCGAAGTCGATTAACGCGATCGGTCGGAATCTTAAAAGTCTCGGCGGAGTCGCGAAGACGATCGGGAAGGGAATCGCGATCGGTATCGGCGCGATCGCCGCGGGGTTCGCCGCCGCCGCCTACGCCGCGAAGGGATTCGTCCAGTCCGCGATCGAGGATATCGCCGCCCAGACGAAGCTCGTCTCGATCTTACAGGCGCGAAAGATGGCGACAGAGGCGAACCTCGCCGCCGTCGAGGATCTCATTAAGGCGGGCCAGGCCCTCGCATTTACCGACGACGAGATCCGCGCGGGAATCGCCACGGCGACCCAGTTCACGAAGAGTTTCGCGGATGCCCAGAGGATCCTCGCGACCGCCCAGGACGTAGCACGCGCGAAGAATATCTCCCTCGAAGAGGCGACCGCCCTCGTCGGTAAGGCGTACCAGGGAAACACCAAAGGACTTAAACAGCTCGGGATCGAGGTTAAGAAAGGCGCGAAAGGTCTTACGGTTCTCTCCTCTATTAATGCGAGATTCGCGGGCGTAGCGGCGAAGAACGCGGAGACGGTCTCGTCCCAGTTCGAGATCTTCCGAATCAAAATCGACGAGGCGAAAGAGTCGATCGGTGGCGCGCTCCTTCCCGCCGTTATGAAAGTCTTTAAGGCCCTCCAACCTGTCGTCGATTCGCT